GGTAATGATTGTGTAATTGCGGAAGGGTATTGGAATTATGGTCGTAAGCGAATTGATTACTCTTGTTAATGTAGAGTCAAACGAAATCCTTGACGAACAACTAGAATATATCCAGTACATCAACGCAGCGATTGACTGGCTAACAACTATCCTAGTGAGCATCAAAGACCGTGAAGTTGTTAAGAATATGGATATACCAGATAAAAGGGCGGTTCCTTCCGATTTTATGGGGTTCGTTCCTAAAACTGGCTATCCTATCCGCATCATAAACGGCACATTTGAAACGTATGACGGGGAAACGGTTAATCAAGTCTTTTATAGCGTAAGAAAAAATCACATTGATGATTTAGACGATACTATTCCGTTTTCCGAATTTTTTCATCAATATCTAGTACAGCTTATATCTTTCATGGTAAAGAAAAAATCACTTATGACTGATTATGCTGCTTATGATAAGACCTTCATCGATTACATCACAGAGCAAATTAAAACGGCACGGGGTATCACATAATGGGCGTAAAACAGGTGGCAACTACTAACGGGTTCCGGCTGGGCCTTGATTGGAGCAACCCTCCGGAGAATATCGACGTACAAGCCTTAACACAAGCTAGACAATGTGAGTTTGATAGAACTGATAACGCCTTGCGTACTGTTCCGGGTGTTCGTGTATTGTATGATTTCGGACTACCAGTAGAAACGCTATATTATGATGTCTATCGTAACAAATGGTATTTTTCTAGTGGTAGAAATCTATATTCTACTGATTTCAATACTAATACATTACTAGGCACGTTAAACGGCACAGAAGAGCCAAAGTATCATGCATTTGGCGGTGATATTCTCATTGCTAGTGGTGATAAATTACAAGTTATCTCCGGTGCTGGTAAATTAGCTACTATTGAAAGTCCTGTATGCGATATAGTATCCAGTCATTCTGGGCGTGTACTGATTGCATCGACTCATTCGCATCGGTTGAATTGGTCGGCAGTAGGCGACTACAACGCATGGACTCACAACAATAACGATGCATCTAGTGCGCAATATGTGGACGTTGGCTATAAAGACCAAGGCAGCATCATTGCAGTTGATTTCTTATCACGTGCGATTATCGTATATAAGGAATATGGGCGTGTGTATCAAGTTGTTGGCACGCCAGATGCACGGAATTTAACCGTATATCCGTTATCCTCAACTGGGTATTGTAGCGGTGCAACGGTGAGTGTTGATGATCGTAGCTATTATTTAGGTAATCAAGGGTTTATGTCTTTTATGCCTACTAATACCTATGCAGAAATTCAACCATTTGAAACCGGATTGAATATAAACTCGTATCTATTGAAATATATTACAAAAGATTGTGATGTATGGCATATATCCAGTCGTAAACAAATGTGGATTAAGCCATATAACGGTGATACAGTATTTATCTATCATTACTTACCACGCTATGAGGACGGGCGCGGCGTGTTTACATCAAGAAAATTCACGCACAACATCAATGATGCGGTGAATGTAGATAAAGAAGTATACATAGCTTACGGCAATAAAATTGGTATTCTTGACGAAACCATAGATACCGATGATAGCGTACAAATTCAGACATCTATAGTTAGTGGTAATAGGCTTGCAACAAGGCAATTCATACTAATTATGAACTACAATTTTGTAACGCATAACCTAATACCCGGATACGGCACGATTGGCATTTCTAATAAGAAACCTAAACCGATTGAATTCGCTAGCAAAGCAGTTAAAACCTACTATGCGAACTTTAAGACCTACGATTATAAAGCATTGATGAATGTTAATGAATATACTAAGGCTTATAAAATTGGTGGCGGTGCTAACAGAAATGTACAATTCAAAATCAATGTTCAAAAGGGCGCAATTTCCTTACGCCAGTTAGATTATACATATGAAGAGGTTTAATACATGGCATATAAAGAAAAATACCCTTTGGATATAACGCCACAGGGTGATACAGTACCGGAAAGTATACAGAAAAACCGAAATGAAATATTAAACATCGCACAAAATATGGAACTAAAAGCCGGTGGCGGTGGCGGTGGCGGTGGCTTACGAAACCGCGTGTTAAGTGGCAAAGTGAGTAACGGTGAGTTCTCATTCTTGACCGGCGACAATCTAAGCGTAATGATTGACGGCAGTCAAACACCTGTTCTTGTTTCGTTCGCGGACGGCTTCAACGACTATGGCGCGGTTGATTACATACAAACAATTAACCGTAAACAAAGTGCATGGAGCCTACCGGCCAATAGTACATCGTATTTGTATGTGGAACGCTCCGCATCTGGCGGCCTAAGTTATGGTAGCACAACACTAGAACCATTACGGCAACCAAACGCACCGGAAGCGGCAACAGATAAAATGTACTACAACACAACAAGCGAAAAAATGAATGTATACACCGGCACGTACTGGAAAAACATTCTACGTGTAGTAGTAGCAATCGCCGTTACAGATGCAACACGCGTCAAGTCAATTAAATATTATGATCCATACTTAAACACGGCAACCGATGCCGTAATTGGTAAACGCAAGGTAGACGGTAAAGACTATGGATTAACAGAAATACTTAATGCATTGGCTGATACAATCAAAAAAATAGCTGGTGATGAAACATTCACCACTAACCCAGCAATTACATTGAAAGCAATTTCTAAAACAATCAAAGATTTAGAAAACGTATATTACAAAAAAACGGATACCGTAGCAGAAGCAACTCATGCAGCACGTGCAGATGAAGCAGCACATGCAACAACTGCCGATACTGCAACGAATGCAAAAGCGTGCGTTAAAAAGTCCGGCGATACTATGACGGGTACGTTAAAGGTTCCGGGCTTAGTTAATGATTCGATTGATTTAGATTATTACGCGAAAAACAAAATTGGCTATAGCGGTCTTTTATTTGGTGAGTGTGACAACTACCCAATGTGGGGCGTGAGACGTAGTGGAACCGGCGTCATGTTCTCGTGGAATACAAGCGATACGCGCGTATTAGGTTATCAACTTTATTTTGCTAACGGTGGCGGGGCGTTTATTCGGTCTGACAACGCCTCAAACATGGACACACCATGGCAACGTATCGCAACGTTTGAAAGTAGTGATACGCTATTGTTCCCAAATGGCGCTAGATTAAGGGTGGAATAATATGCCTAATTTGATACTTGAAAAAGACGGTCAAACATTTCGCTTTGGACTGCATGAAGAAAAAAGTGTAACGCGTGGAAAGTATATAACCGTACCATTTAACGGGCGTGAATACTATGCACGCTATGGCGATGCATCAACACCGCTAAAAGCGGAAATTAACGGGCGCGAACATTCCATTCAATATGATCCGGTTGACTTCCAAACGATTAGTTGGCAAGGCACAACAAATAATACTAAAGTGGCGTTCTTTCCTAAAGGCCGTTATGTAGTTAATATGCTTTTACACCAATACAAACGTATTGAAATTTATATAGGTGAAAGCGGGGAAAAGGCGATAACGGTAACAATTACTTATTACGAGGGAAGAATTTCTTCATACCGATTGACTATTGACGGAGTTTTTAACGAAGTCATTTATACTAACTATAGTGGCCCTAGTTATTGGATAGAGCGCATAGGTGATTAACAATGAAACTAGATAGCCTTGAACATATGATAAAAGATTATGAACGGCGCACGGGAGAGCGAGTCAGTCTAAGCGGTTTTTACTTTGATGAAAACAACAATTACAAGGATAAATACAACTACTATTTCAAATTCTTTCCCGGTGCGGGGTTCCTATTCTGGAGTATCAACGAACATGAGGGTGAGCGGTATTTTACTATCTGGCAGACATACGGTGATATGAAAGTGATAGGTAAATACATTGTTGAAGTGATGAAGTTGAATGATCTTGATGTAATTGTTACAGCTACACATCGTAGTGTGCGTGGTTTCATCAAAAAGTGGAATATGGAACGTGTTCCGCACATGGACTATACCTATAACGGTTTTAATTACAAAGTATTAAAAACAAAGCGTGAGCATTTGGAAGCTACTTTGTAGAAAGGAAAAGCATGTTTACATTTGACTTGCAATTATTTGGGGGCGGTAAAAAATCAAAGGTGCAAAGCATAGGCGCTAATCTACCACCAGCCAGCCCCGAAGAAAAGCAACTCTTACAAGGGCAAATGGATTGGATAAATAGAACCAATCAAAGCGCCAACACCTTGCAAGGCATGGGCGATAGAGCCTTAAATAATGTAGTCGCTCCGCAATATCAGCAAATGTACAATGCATATTTGGGGACTAACAAAGATAACCAAAATGCACTTGCTGCATTGCAAAATCAAGTGGCAACGGCTGGCGCAAGAAACCTAACTGACAATACTAGATATGCTAACCAGTTAGGGGCCAGCGTTGATGCTATGAACAATGGGGCGGGGCAACTAGCGAATGAATACAACGGCGCATTGCTCAAAAATCAAAACGCAATGGATAGCATCACAAACGGCCAACTTCCTACGGCTTATGCAGATGCTAGACGGCAAGCGTTAAACAATGATTTACAGGCGACGGTAGGTAATGCGGTTTCTGGATTGGCAAGTCGTGGTATTGTTAATTCTTCGATTACTGATAGTACATTGAATGATATCAGCAAGAACGCATCAAATACACTTGCGGCGCAATATTCAAATGATTTAGGCCAAGCGGCGGCGCTTAATTCGCAAGCGTTTAACAATAGTTTGAGTGGCATCGGCGCTAAAATGGGTCTTTGGGGTAATACCTATAACAACCAACAAAACGGCATCGTAAATCAAGCTAACTTGTTAAATCAAGGGTACACAAATCAAATGAATAACGCCGGTACTACGGCGGGCCTTATTGGGCAACGTGAGGGATTGGCACAAAACCCAATCACAACTGGTAGTACAACACAAAGCGCAGCTATTCAACCGGCTAAGGATTACTACTCTATGAGTCAGTTGAATAATGCGGATCAAGAAGATTTATTAAACAGATACATGTCATTACGCTATGGCCTTGCACAACCAGCACAAACAATGGTTAAACAAGGTAGCGGTGGTTTCTTTGGAGGTCTTATGAAAGGATTTTGTTTTGTAGAAGGTACGGAAATTTCAACACCAGAAGGTGGTAAAGTTATTGAAAGCTTTGTAAATGGTGATAATGTTATTTCTTTAAATGCCGTTAATGATGTAATTGCATTGCATGATATGGGCGAAAAGGAAACACATCGCCTTGAAACGATTGATTGCCAAGTTACTACCACAGGTAGTGAAAAAGTATTAACTCCGGAAGGTCTTAAATTGGTCGAAGAACTTACAATCGGTGAGCCAATCATGACGGTACATGGCTATCAAGTTGTTACAGTATGCGAACCAACCGGCAATACTGAACAGGTATTTGAATTGCAATGTACTGGTGATAATCTCTTCTATGCCAACGGTATTATGGCGGAAGGCATCAATGAAGCAGAATTGAAAGCGATTGCAGATGCAAAGAAACAATCTGAAAAAACCGGCAAAAAAGACGACAAGGGAACCGGTGAGGGAACAGATGAAACAAACGATCCAACAGATGAAAATTCGAAAGATACTAACGAAGTAACAGACGAAAAAACAACAAAGAAAACTGAAGGTAAGAAATCGGAGAAAGTAGAGGAATAACACAATGAGCGTTATTTATTTACAGGATTATAACCCGTGGGAAAGTATCGGCGAGTTGGCTGGTCGATACGGTGGGTACCGTTTAGGGCAAATTCAAAATAACCGCATGGCGCATGGCTATCAAAATATGCTAAACGGCGGTGAACAGGCGACACCAACGCAACAAATGGCAAGCCAAATGCCGACACAAGGACAATTTAACGCTGGACAATTTATTAATAATGCAATGCGTAATAATTCCTTCGGTGCGCAAGCGGTGACGAATAATCAAGGATTATGGGGCAGTCAAAATCCGTCCGCACCAGCACAACCGATGCAAGCTAACACAGATGCACCGGCCGCACCAGTTCAACCACCACAACAAAATACAGGATTATGGAACTTTGAAAACCTAAATAATACTGGTATTGGTAATGGTGTACCGCAAACATATCAAGAAATGATGCAACAAAGGGCGAACAACCCTTTTCGTGGGGCGCCCAAATTGGTAGAAAATGGTAATACCAACGAGGATAAAGCGCCGGGCCAATACTCTATACCAGATAAAGCAACTATAACCAGTGAAGCACGCAAACGACTAGGGGCGAATACACTCGCCCTTGTCAAAGCTGGTTTTGATTTCAAGACGGCGCAAGGTTTAGCCAACGAACAATATCAAACCGATATAAACAATATGTATACGCAACAAGTCAACGAATATCAAGAAAAAGTACTTGAACCAATGCGACAACAAATCTTAAACAATCTTGTATTTACACAAGATAAAGACGGCAATCAGGTTGTAGATACCTATAACACGAAACGGGTTAAAGGTTTGGCACCGGCCGTTGCCAGATATAACTATCTAGCCGGAAAAATCGGTGCTAATACGATTGATATGAATAACTTGAATTCTATTGCGGCTCTTGATAAACCGGATTATAAATTCGCATCCGCTCAAAACGGCCATATTGTACGGTACAACATGGGCGACGGCACTATCCAAGATATGGGCGGTTATGGCAAAGTTGAAGCTAAACAATTTGCTAATGGCCAAGTATTCGTAATGACACCAGACGGCCAAATGAAGAATATTGGTAACTTTGGTGCGAAAAATATCAAGGTAATGCCGGACGGTAAAACATATATTGTTGGCACAGACGGCAGCATGAAGTATGCAGGTATTCATGTTAAACCGCCAACGGCTACGCAGTCCGGCACTAGCGGATATAATGCACAAGTATTGCGTACACTATCTGCACAACATACTGCATGGGTGAAAGCTAATCCAGATAAGGACGAAACCGAAAGTCCTTATTATGGTAAATTACAAGGTGCGTTGAACGGTACGCCAACGGCTGGCGGTGGAACACCAACGGTTAAACGGCAACCTACCTATTCAGCTGAAGAACAAGCGGCGATTTCCAAGCGAATGAACGAACTTTCAGCGCAAGGCTGGAGTGATGATCAGATAGCAGCGGAACTTGATGCGGCCGGTTATGGAAATTATAAATCGTGGTTAAAGTCTTATTAAGAATAAAGGGGTAGACTATGGGTGCATTTGATGATATTACAAGTCGTTATGGTAGTAATGCTAATAGCGGCAACGCTTTTGAAGATATAACAACCGAATACGGCTATGATGTGGATAATGTACCCAAACCTACATTGTGGGACGGCATCAAAAATAATGCAGAGTGGGTGGCGAACGGCGTAAGCGATAAAGCTAATCGTGCAGTTAATCAAGTAGAAACCACCGCAACAAATATGAAAAATACGTTAGGTAACTGGTGGGACGGTACCGTTAATGCGGTGGAAGCGGCAAGAGATGCACGCCGCCGTTCTATTAGTAATTCTGTAGATGCTATGCAACGCGGGGAAATTGATGCAACTGATTTGCCAGAAGAAGGCGACGGCTATTTAGACCAATACGCAACACCAGATTATGCGGCTAAATCACAGGCCGCATATAATCAAGTTGTAGGCCGTCCGGCTGGCTATTTAGCTATTACGCCATATATGCATCCTTATGTAAAAAGTGCGGCTGGCATATTGGCAGCACCTACAATCATTGATAATGCACAAGATATGTATGCACAAAATTCTAGCGATTATGCAGAAGGTAATACGGAAAATATTATTGCAAATAGTCCGGCACTAACTACGGCAAAAGAATTTCTTATTGATCCAATCGCTGATCCTATTGGCCGTGCTATTGATAGTCCGGGTGAATTCGTACAAAATATCATTGATAATCCTTTTAATGCACTTGATGATGTAATATTACCGGCTAGTATGATACATGGGGTTACACCTAAAAGAGTATCTGGAGCAATCGGCGAACGTGTGGGGCGTGTTGGTGAACATATCAAAGAAAAGGCAACCAATGCATTTGAGGATATTGGGGAACGATTTAACAAAGATGAACCTAAATTTGAAGAAGGTGTTATGTATAACGCCTTTGATGATATCCCAGTACCGGAAGAGGTAAACGCACTAGAACCGCGCGAATATTCCGAAGGCGAATTGAACGGACAAGCGATGGAAGGCGAAACAGGCAATATCCAAGCAGACATTTATAACCGGTACCGTCAGAACGGGTTAAGCGACGTTGAAGCGGCTGGCATGACTGGTAATATTGGCGCCGAAAGTAGTTTTAGCACCACAGTTACAAGTGGCGACGGCTACGGATCCCGAGGTTTAATACAATTTACTGACGGCCGATTAAATGGCGAGAATGGCTTGTTGAAATTTGCAGAAGATCGAGGATTAGATCCATGGGATTGGAGAACGCAAGTTGATTTCAGCGTATGGGAATTGCATAACACCGAAAGCGCAGCATTAGAAGCTATGCGCGCGCACCCAGATGCTACACCGGCGGAAATGGCCCGTATCATTCGTGAGAAATACGAAAGACCAGATCCAGCGGAAGCACGCGACAATGTGCGTATGGAAATTGCAGAAGATACATTCAAAGGCAATTATGGCAAATACGAAAACGGCCCGCGAGATGTATCTTTTAAAGATAATACGTTAGATCCTAACTATAGAAACTATGAACAACCATTCAAAGATGAGTTCATAGAACGTGATGCGGTAAAAGGAGAGGAACCGCACACAGATTTGAATAGTTTCGTTGAAAATACCGAAAAGAAATCGGTTAAAACCGATGATTTAGGTATAAACTATCAAGGCGAAGGTGAAACGGCTCGTACAGGTAAAATAAACGATTTTCAACCTAAAGACCGCATAAATACTGACTTTGTAGAGAATGAAACACCTATAATTCAAGAAAAGACGATTGAAAACGATATAAATAGTAGATTTCGTTATGAAGAAGATGCACCAAACGTAAGTTTGAAAAATGCGATTGATGAATTACCACTAAAAGCACGTGAAACAATCATCAACGAATTAAAAGACGTTGTTAAAAATGATGCATCTGAAACACGGTTGACTGAATTAGACAATAAAGTTCATTCTAATACAGAAATCTTGAAAGATTTAAACAAAGCAACTAAGCCGGATATTCCTAAAGCGGAACTTGATGCGGTTAAGGCAAGATTATCTGAAAGCCTAGACGTACCGGTTGAAAGTTTGAACCATGAATATATGGAAACGGTTCGCCGTGATCGTGCTGCCGAATTAATCACCGATACGCAAGAACTTAAAACGTTACAAGCGGAACCGGCAGAAGGTGGCGTGAGTCAATATGCCAAGCAGCCTAGCCAATTACTAGATCATGCAACGCATGAGCAAATACACGATGCAGTTGTAAAAGCATTTGACGGCAACGAAGCAATGGCAAATCGTTATTTGGAAAGTAAAGGCGTTAAGCCTAATGAACCACTACAATATAGTGCTAAAGGCAAGGAAACACCACATATGGAACAAAGTGAAGGCGTTGAACGTATGGGGCGTGCCGTTAGTCGTCGTGAAATTATTGATAGCATTAATAACCTATTCAATCAGCGTATAAAAACAGGGAGATTAGGAACTAAAAATGCTAAGGGTTGGTATAATCCTAATAGCGATGTAATTCGTACGGGGGCATATGGTGATATTCCTACAATGATGCATGAGTTAGGTCATTACATTGATAACCATAATGGATTTAGCAATATTCCTAAGTTTGATACTGAATTGTTAGGTCAAGTCAAAAAGCGATTTGGTACTAGCTATGATAATTTAGATGTAGCCGGCAAGCGTAAAGAGGGGTACGCCGAATTCTTTAAAGATTATGTATCAGACAGAGCAAAAGCCAAGCAGGACTTTCCGGAGTTTTATAAACACTTCAAAGAAACTATAGAACGTGATAAGGCGTTAAATGGCATTGTTAATAAATTATCTAAACTAACTCATGAATGGCATAAACAATCTAGTGCAGACCGCATCAAAGGTTCTATTTCCTTTGAACGCACCTCTAAAGCTGAACGTATTATTACGGATGCTAAAGACGGAAATATTAAAGATACCATTAAACGTGTAGCGAGCGATGTCTATACAAAAGCTATTGATGAACTTAATCCATTGCGTGAAATGGTTGAGGAAGTGGAACATATCACAGGTGAAAAAGTAGCGTTTAAAGATAATCCATTTATGCAAGCGTGGTTATCTCGTGGATGGGTAGGCAAAGCGGAAGAGTTTATAAAACGCGGGAGACCCGAAAAGGGGATTCGTGCATTTGAGGATATCATTAAGGATATACCTCAAAAAGAACATAAAGACTTTAGTGCTTATCTTGTAGCACTACATGATTTAGACCTACACCGTAACGGACAAATGGCTACATTTACACTAAAAGAGGATTTAGCGGCCGTTAGTCAGTACGAAAAAAATCCTACATTTAAAAGTGCTGCTAAAGATATTCACCGTTTTCAAGATTATATACTTGCAGAACTCGTGAATAATGGGATATTAAAACCGGAAACATACCATTTATTGCGAAATAAATATCCTAACTATGTTCCGTTTTTCCGTGATTTCTCAACAGAGAGTATGGACGGGTTCTTTTCTAGTTCTAAAGGGTTCGTTAATGTGGCCAATCCTATTAAGCGGTTCAAGGGTAGTACACGTGATATTATTGATCCATTAGAAAGCATCGTAAAAAATACATACCAATTCTACAATGCAATCGAGCGAAATCATGTGGGTGTTACTTTTGCCAAATTAGCAAAGAAACCGGGCATAGGAACTATTGTCGAAGAAGTCAGAGGTAATAGACCAGCAAAATCTACAGACAATACATTTTCTGTTTGGGTTAAAGGAAAAAAAGTTGTATATGAAACAACTCCGGAATTAGCACAAACAATGAAAATGATGAATAAGGATACAAGCAATTTTATAACAAAAATATTGCAGTATCCGGCTAGTTGGTTACGTGCTGGTTCTACTGTTACTGCTGGCTTTGCTATCACAAATGCTTTGCGTGATACCATTTCGGCTGGTGTATTTTCTAAACATGGTTTTTTGCCTGTAGTTGATACATTTAGAGGGTTAGCACATTTCTTAAAGAAAGACCAGTTATATTGGGATTACGTAAAAAGTGGTGGTGCTCACGCTGCTATGGTAAGCCTTGATAGAGACTATTTGAGCGGACATTTAAGAGAATTATTTTCTCGTAAGTCCACATTGTCGAAAGTCGCAAGAAATCCTATGGAAGTGTTGCGCGCTATATCAGAAGCAACGGAAGTGGCTACCCGTTTAGGCGAATTTAGCAATGCTAGAAAAGGGTATACAGGGTTATATAGCCGTTTAACAAAAACCAATTTAAAACCTAAATCACTAGGCGAAGCATCTATTGCAAGCCGTGATATTACGATTGATTTCAGTCGTACCGGCACACATACTAAGACTGCAAATAAAGTTGTAGCGCTTTTTTAATGCAACCATTCAAGGCGGCGACAAATTAGTACGTGCATGGCGTGATGATCCGAAAGGTATGACAATTAAATCTACTTTGTTTATCACGTTACCTACAATCGCATTATGGTATTTGAATAAAGATAACACCGCATATCAAGAGTTGCCACAATGGGAAAAGGATACATTCTTCCATATTCCGACTGGCGATAAATTTGTAAAAATACCTAAGCCGTTTGAATTAGGTTTGTTATACGGCACTACATTTGAACGTATGTTGCAGTATTTCGACGATAAATCAACAGGCAGAAACGGAGTTGGCTTTAAAGGTTTAGGTGATAGGGCAATTGATACATTATTACCGGATGTATTGCCTACGGCTTTGTCTCCAATTTGGGAATGGTGGAGCAATTATTCTAAATTCAGACAAAGAAACATTGTTCCTCAATCCCAAGAGAAATTACCGGATAAACTACAGTACGGATCTAATACGTCTATGGTGGCTCGTAAAATTGGCGACACATTCAACGTATCGCCATATAAGGTAGATAATACAATTATGGGTTATGGTGGCAACCTTGCACGGTTAGGGTTAGACATAACAGATGCTATTAGTGGTGCGAATGAAAAACGCCCTACTAAAGGCGTAACGGAGTTACCGGAAATACGCC